CCGCAACCGGAACCGCTGGCGCCTTCGACTGGATACCCGAAAAGCACCGCGTCACGAAAGAAGACGGGACGTTCGACCTCGAAGCGTCGGCGCGCAAGGTAGCCGAGGCACACGGCCATCTGGAGAAGCGGTTCGGCTCGGGCGATCTGCCGCCGAAGTCCGCCGACGAGTACGCGCCGAAGGTGGGCGTCGAGGGCTTCAACTTCGACGAGTTCAAGGCCGATCCTGCGATGCAGACATTCCTCAAGGGGGCGCACGCCAAGGGGATGACGAACGACCAGTTGAGTTTCGCCATCGAGCAGTTCCTCGAAGTCGCGCCGTCGCTGGTCGAGGGATCGGGCAAACTCGACGCCGAGCAGTGCAAGGCTGCGCTGTCTGAGGTGTGGGCGAAGCCGGAGGAGGCCAAGGCGAACTTCGCACTTGCCTACCGCGCCACCGAGGCATTCGCATCGAAGATCGGCGTCACGTTCGACGAGATCGAGGCGGCGGGTCTGGGCGACAACCCGCTGTTCATCCGCATCATGGCCGCCATCGGCCCGGAGCTGGGCGAGGACACCAGCCCGCACACCGAGGGCGCAGGCGGCGGCATGAGCGTCGAGGAGTTCGAGGTGCAGGCCGCGACACTGCGCCAGCAGTTGCAAGAACTCCCGCTCACCGACAAGCGTAGGCCGGCTGTGAAGGCGCAGTACGATGCGCTTTACGCCAAGCGTTTCGGCACATCGAAGCAGAAGCTCGGCGGCAGCGCATCAATCACCGCCTGACCCCTGCATCTTGCCGGGATTCCGGCCACTTCATCGCGCGACCATTGCGGCCAATACATCGGCCCGCAGTGGCGTGCGGATACCCGACCCGATAGGCCCGCAGCCCGTGTAACTCAGCCGACACGAGGCGCGCAGCAGTAGCAGGCCCGCACATCCGAGCGGACACCCTGATCCGGCGACTTCCTCAATGGAGACGCAGATCATGAGCCAGTACATCACCGAAGCATTTGTCCAGCAGTTCGCGGACAACTTCATGCACCTGTCGCAGCAGATGTCCAGCCGCTTTGAGCGCGCTGTGACCGTCGAGAGCGGCATCAAGGGCGCGAGCAAGAGCATCAACCGTCTGGGCGCACGCACCGCGCAGCGCCGCACCGCACGCCACGGCGACACCCCGATCAACGACCAGCCGCACTCCACGCGCTTCATCGACCTGTTCGACTGGGAAGATGGCGACATGCTGGACGATCAGGACAAGATCCGCATGATGGCGGACCCGACCAGCGAATACACGAAGGCGATGGTGCAGGCACTGTCCCGCGCGAAGGATGAGGTCATCATCACCGCGCTGGCCGGCAACGCCCGTTCGAGCACTGGCAACGTGGCGCTTCCCGCTGCGCAGAAGATCGCGGTCGGCGGCACGGGTCTGACCAAGGCCAAGATGATCCAGACCCGCAAGATCTTCCGCGCAAACGAGGCGGACGAGGAGAACGGTCAGGAGCTGTTCATGGGCTACAGCTCGACGGCGCTCTCCGACCTGCTCTCGGACACCACGCTAACGAACTCCGAAGTCAATACGGTCCTGTCGCTTCAGTCCGGACAGCTTCGCGAAGGCAAGCTCATGGGCTTCACGATGATTCCCTCGGAGCGGTTCGCGAAGATCTCGACCACGCGCTACCTGTATGCCTGGGCGAAGACCGGCGTGGCTCTGGGCATCGGCGAGGACATCAAGGTGCGCATCGGTGAAGATCCGGGCAAGGGCTACAACATGCGCCCCTACGCGAAGATGAGTCTCGGCGCGGTTCGTGTCGAGGAAGAGAAGGTCGTCGAGATCGCGTGCGTCGAGTCCTGATCGCCATAACCCGAAGGAGTATCAATCATGGCAGTCGTTGAACTGAAGTCCACCGCGATCACGAACGCGGACACCGCTTCGCAGAAGCTCAATTCCACCCGCCTGCAAGAGGGGCGCATGAAGGAGTCCGTCGGCACGGTTGCAGCGGCCAACGGCGACAGCATCGCCTCGATCTACCGGTTCGCGCGTATCCCTTCGGGCGCTCGCGTCTCGGAAGTCATCCTGCTGTGCGATGCCGTCACCAGCGGCGCGGGCGATGTGGGCCTGTACGACGTACCGACCGTCAATGCTGGCGCGGTGGTTGATGCCGACCTGTTCGGCTCGGCCGTGTCGATTGCCACGGCGATCACCACGGGCACGAACATCGTGCATGAGTCCGGCGTGTATGGCATCGAGGACGTGGAGAAGCCGCTGTGGGAAGCCCTCGGCCTGACCGCTGACCCGCGCAAGCTGTACGACATCGCGATGACGCTGACCGCCGCTACCACGGCAGCCGGTGACATCTCGCTGAAGGTGCGCTACGTCGACGGCAACTAGGCCGGCTGAGTAGGGCAGGGCAACAACGGGTCGGGCGGGCGGTTGCTCGTCCGACCTTTTGCACGAATGGGGAGACGGAAATTACATCATCGGTGACCATCTGCTCGAATGCGTTGCTCTCGCTCGGCGACGAGCCCATCGCATCGTTCGACGACGCGACGCCACGCGCACGGCTGGCAGCCAGCCTGTACCCGTCCTGCCGCGACTACCTGCTGCGCTCGCATCCGTGGAACTTCGCCACGAAGCGGGTGATCCTCGCGGCCGACACCTCGCCGCCCGCCTTCGGCTACGCCAACCGCTTCCGCCAGCCTGACGACTGGCTGCGCACCATGCAGGTCGGCCAGTACGCCGAGGACCGGATCGACTACCTGCACGAGTCCGGCTACTTCCTGACGGATGAGTCGGTGTTCTACCTGCGCTATGTCTGGAGAAACGACCAGGAAGCGACCTGGGACGCGCTCGCGATCCGCGCGATGGAAGCGGTCATGCGCCAGGTCTTCACGTACCCGGTCACTGCATCGACGAGCCTGGAACAACTGACGACGCAGGTACTCGAACCGTTCCTCAAGCTCGCGCGCACGGTCGATGGACAGGACAACCCGCCGGACACCTTCGGCGACTTCCCGCTGCTGGCTAGCCGGTACGGGGGCTGATCAGTGCCGAAGATCAACTACGCACAGACCAACTTCACGGCGGGCGAACTGTCGCCGCGCATCTATGGCCGGTTCGACATCAGCCGGTATGCCAATGGCGCCAAGACCATCCGCAACGGCACGCCGACGATACAGGGCGGCGTCAAGCGCCGGGCCGGCACGCGCTGGTATGCGGAAGTGAAGGACAGCACCAAGGAAGTGCGCCTTGTGCCGTTCGTGTTCAACCGCGATCAGGCTTACATCCTCGAATTCGGCGACCTGTACGCGCGCTTCTTCGACGAGAGCGGGCAGATCCTGCACTCAGGCTCGCCCTACGAGATCGCGACGCCCTACAGCACCGCCACGGTGGCCGAGATCGGCTATTCGCAGGGCGCGGACACCATGTTCATCGCGCACACCAGCACGGCCACCAGGCGGCTGCAGCGCTTCGCCGTGGATAACTGGACGCTGACGACAGCGCCGTTTGAAACCGAGCCGTTCGACGAACTTGGCGAGCGCCCGGCAACCGGCCTCACGCTCTCGTCCGCTGCGGTCGGCACCGGCATATCTGCCACGGCAGCGGCAGCGGCTTTCCTCGCCTCCGACGTTGGCCGCGACATCACCTATGGCAGCGGCCGGGCAACGATCACGGCCTACACCTCGACCACGGTCGTCACGGTCAGCGTCACTCAGGAATTCGGCAGCACCTCGTCAGCATCCGGTGAGTGGGTTATCGAGAGCAGCCCACAGACGACCTGCACGCCCAGCGCAAAAGACCCGGTTGGGCAGACGGTCACGCTCACGCTGTCGGCGGCCGGCTGGCGCTCGACGGACGTCGGCAAGTATGTGAAGGTGAATCGCGGTCTCGCCAAGATCACGGCCCACACCTCGGCGACGGTGGTCAGCGCACAAATCCGTGCTGTGATGGATGCGACCATCGGAGCGCCGGCTGGATCGTGGTCGCTGGAATCATCGGTGTGGAACGCGACGAACGGCTACCCTGGCGCCTGCACGTTGTACCAGCAGCGACTGTACCTGGCCGGATCGACTGCCTATCCACAGACCGTGTGGGGCTCGCGCATCGGTGAGTACCTGAACTTCGAGTTGGGGACTCTGGACGACGATGCGATGCAGATGTCGCTCTCGTCCGACCAGATCAACCCGATCACGCACATCGCGCAGATCAACGCGCTGGTCGGCCTGACCTATGGCGGCGAATTCACGATTTCCGGCGGCGTGGAGAAGCCCATCGCGCCGACAAACATCAACGTCAAGTCGCCGTCTGTCTATGGTTGCAATCGTGTGCGGCCGATCCGCGCTGGCAATGAACTGCTGTTCTGGCAGCGGGCGAGCCGCAAGCTGCGCGCGCTCGGATACCGATTCAACGAGGACACCTATTCAGCGCCGGATATTGCCGTGCTCGCCGACCATCTGACCGAGGGCGGCATTGTCGACATGGCGTACCAGCACGAACCGGAGTCGATCATCTGGTTGGTGCGTGCTGATGGCGTGCTGATCTCGGTCACATTCGAGCGCGAACAGGACGTGATCGCCTGGGCCCAGCACACCACGGACGGCTTCTTCGAGCGGGTCGCTTCCATCCCGGCGGAAGACGGATCGGACCATGCGTGGGTCGTCGTGCGGCGCACGATCAACGGCGCCACGAAGCGCTACATCGAGCGCATGGATGCCGATCTGAACACGGACAGCACGATCACCGGGGCGAACCCGGCCGGCGCAACGGTCTGGACTGGCCTCGATCACCTCGAAGGCAAGACGGTCGACGTCGTGGCCGATGGCGTGGCCCTGAATACCCAGGTCGTGACCGGTGGGCAGATCACCATCGAGCGCGCGGCCTACGCGGTCGAGATCGGGCTGCACTACAAGACGACGGTCGTGACGCTCACGCCGGAGATCGCGGGCGCGGAAGGCACGATTCAGGCGGCCGCACTGCGCTCGTCCCGCGTGATCCTGCGGTTCCTCGATACCGTGGGCTGCAAGCTCAACGGCGACCCGATCCCGTTCCGCCAGTTCGGCGCCGGGGTGCTCGACAGCGCGGTCACCCCGTTCACCGGCGACATGGACGTGACCAGTCTGGGGTTCGCGAAGGGGTTGGCCGAACTGACCATCGAGCAGGATCAGCCATATCCGTGGCACCTGCTGGCCGTCATCCGCACGCTGACGGCAAACCAAGGGTGACCGCCATGACGATCAGACCGGCAATGCTTGACGACCTCCCCGCGCTGATGGATCTGGCGCACCTGATGCACGCGGAAAGCCGGTTTGCCGAGTTCCCGCTGTCCGAACACAGGACGGCCCAGACGTTTGCGCGACTGATGGCGGCTGACGATGGCGCCGTGCTGGTGCTCGAAGGCGACGACGGGCAGATCGTGGGCGGCGTGATGGGTGCTGTGACCGATCACTGGTCGCTCGGTATCCGCGTGGCCGGCGAGCTGGCGGTGTTTCTGACGCCGGAGGCGAGGCGCGGGACGGCTGCCGTGCGCATCGTCCGGGCGTTCGAGGCGTGGGCTACGGAGCGCGGCGCGTCGAGCATCGACATGGGCATCACGACCGGCGTGCATACCGAGCGCACCGGGCAACTGTACGAGCGGATGGGCTTTGCATTCAAGGGCATGACCTACACGAAGGGGATCAGCGGTGTGTGACCCGGTAACGATGATGATGATAGTGGGCACGACCATGACGGTCGGCAGCACGCTGGCGCAGGGCAGTGCCGCGAACAAGCAGGCCAAGTTCGCCGCCAAGCAGGCGCAGGCGCAGGCCGATGTCGAACAGGTCGCGGCATCGCAGCGCGCGGAGAAGATTCGCCGGCTCGGACGCCAGCAGCAGGGCGAGGCGCGCGCGGCGCTGGCCGGAGCTGGCGTGGATGTGGGCCAAGGTTCCGCGCTGGTGATCGACAAGCAGATCGGGCTGGATTCGCAGTCGGACGCGATGACCGAACTGCTGACCGGCACGCAGCGCGCGACATCGCTGAACGACCAAG